CGTCTCAGGCAAGTGATCCCCGGGGGGATCGGCGTCGACAGCCGGCCGTGGCCGCCCATGCGCGCCGACTGCAGGAGAGGGGAGTCGAACCCCTACACCTTGCGGTACGGGAACCTAAATCCCACGGCCAGCCCCCTGTCTTGCAGCCGAATCTTCAACTTCCTTAGGAAACCCGAGGTCACGCCGTCAACCTCATGAAGGACTGTGTCACATTCTCTGTCACGTTCTCTGTCACAAGGTCAGCCACACCCGACGCCCCGGATTGTACGGGATCTAGATCCCCTACGGAAGCCCGTGCTCTGGTCTCCATCGCACGAATATCCCGCTCCAGATCGTCCGTGTTCATGTGGATGTAGCGCTCGCTCATCTTCAGGTCCGAGTGACCCATCAGCTTCGCGATACGCAGCACGTCGGCACCGGCCTGAGCCAGCCGAGACCCGAAGGTGTGACGCAGGGTGTGCGGCACCAGCTGGTGGTCGTTCGGCAGCTTGAGCACGTTGTCCCGCCAGAACTTGAACCTGTCCTGAGCACGCCGTTTGATCTTCGCCGGGATGGCCGGGGTGCCATGCAGGGCAGACCGCTGGTCGCAGTCCCAGAACACCAGCACTTCATCCTCAGGTCGATCAGCGATGCGACGGCTGAGAATCTTCCGCACCCGCTGGGTCATCGGCACCGACCGGGCCTTGCCGTTCTTCGTGCCGCCACGCTGGGTGCTGGTGGTCGCCTTGCCACGCACACGGATCACGCCGTCTTCCACGTCGTCGAACCGCAGCTGGCAGGCTTCCTCGATCCGCATGCCGGTGTCGAGCATCACGAGGAACAGGTCTTGGAAGGCACGCCGCCGGGCGAAGTGCTTGATCAGCGACTGCTCTTCCTCAGCCGTCAGTACGCGCTCCCGGCCTTCCCCTTCCTGCTGTCGGGGGATGAAGGGGACTTCCTTGATGACGCCCATCTTCTGAGCCGATGTCAGAAGCACGGACAGCCCTGTGGTGTAGCGGTTGATGGTTGCACCGCTAAGCCCCTTGGCCCGCAGCTTCTCGATCAGGTGGGCGATCTTCACTGCCGTCACCTGCGACGGATGCAGGGCACCGCCCAGCATGTTGACCATCTCTCGGGCCTGCTGTTCCGACCGCTCCCCATCCTTCTGGTTCTTCCAGCGGATGCTCGCAGTCAGTTCCAGCAGCCGGTTCAGAGTCATCCCGGCAGCCTCGGGGTTGTCATCCAGACGTGCGTCGAGGGGGACACCCTTGCGAAGACGCTCCTTCGTGTCGTCGATCCACGCCTGAGCCTCGACCTTTGACTTGAAGTCCTTCCGGTAGCGTTTGCCCTTCCAGTAGACATCTGCCTGCCAGCTGCCTTTCCGTTCACGCAACGCCATCTCACTCTCCTTTCCTGCTCACCCGAGCATGTTGAGTATGTTGTTCATTAGTCGTTCGCCTCGTTTGTTGAGGCGGTGCAGGGTCTCCTTGTAGTTCTTCGGGTTCTCGTACCGCTCGATCAGGTCGATGCCCGGCACGCCCGGCCTTTGCCTCGGACCCAGTGCCATGAGGTTCCTGCTGGCAGACGACACGCTCTGTCCCGTCTTCTCTGCCACGTCAATCATGCGGATGTCGGGGTTGGTCGCCACGCACAGCAGGGTGAGGATGCGGTCTGCGCTCATGTCCGCACTCTTGCCCTCGCACTCGTTCCGAATCAGATCAATGGCCGCCGAGAACTTCTTGAGCCTGTTGATTGCTTCCTTGTCCATAACTGCCGCTCCTTCGCCTGAACCATTTATGGGGAGTCAGGATCACCTCGATCCTGCCGAGCCTAATGATATGCTCGGAGCCGGCAACTTGCCAATTCCAGTAACTTTGCGTGTCTGGGATTGAGAAGAGAGCAGATCCCACAAACGGTAGGCGCACGTATGCGATTTCCATTAAAAGACCATCCTTCACTTGACCCCTTACGTTGTCGGCAGGGACATACTGCACGCCCCTGCACCGTAGGACTGGACCGGGGTAGGCCCGCCCTTGCCCCTCGGGTGTGTCATCCTTGACCCCCAAGAATGTCGGTGACGAATCGCTCCCACGATCCTTCACCCTCGGAAGAGCCCCTCCGATCTCTGACCTACGTGAGGTGCTGCCGCCGGGGATCGACTCTAAGATCCGAGAGACCGGGAACAACTAGAGCCGGGCCGGTAAACCTTACCCCTACCCGGAACACCGACCCTAATGATACCCGAACTTGGAAGACTGGCAACATCAATTCACCAGTCACTGACCACAGTCAGGCACAGGCATCGCCACCTCAGCGCCCACCGGCACGATCACCGAGCATCGGTGCGTCCGGTCGACGGCCTGCTGGGCCAGTTGTCCGGCATGCCAGCCGGATACCCACTGCACTGCCTCCCATTCTCTGGTCTCTGGGGACCAGCCTATGACCACGTAGCGATACGTGCGTGTCCTACTGGACCGCTCGTGCTTCACGCCGTTGATCGTCACTGTGAATGTCTGCTTCATCGCCTACTCCAGCAGGGGACGCTCAAGGTCACGCCCGAGGAATGCCTTCACCTTCGACCACGCCCCGATCAGTGCCTTGCATGCTGCCGAGTAGGTTCGTCCGTCGTCCTGTGAGACAGCCGCTGCATACGTGCTGCCTTCCACGGCATCGGCCAGCACCGCCTCTGCTATCTCGCGATCCTGGCCCACGGCATCGTCCCATCGCCCAGCCCACAGCAGGTCAGCGATGTGACACACGTCGGCCTCGTCGTACTGATCCAGCACCTCAGCCAGAGCATCCGGCACTTCGAGCCGATGCTGGATGCACTCCCATTCCTTCGCAGTCACTCCGAGCAGATTCTTCAGGTGTGCCATGTGTCACCTACCCATCGTTGTTAATGTTGAGGTTCTCGTTCAGCCAGTCAACCAGACCCGCCTTATCCGTCGGCACGTCCACCGACAACGTCTCGATCATGCGCCCGTCGCACTCCCGCTTGATGCGTGTCACCTCACGCTTGGCGTCGGCCTGTGTGCCTGCCCACCGCAGTTGATACCCGCCGCTGGGCGACCAGAACTTGATGACCTGTAGTCGCATCACTCACCTACCTTCTCAAGAGAATTGGTGCAGACCATGCCGAGGAAATGCCCTTGCAGGTCTTCGATATGGCACTGCCCCATGGTGTTGCACTTCGGAGCACCGGGCAGGTTGACCACCCGCACCAGCTGCCCCGGTTCCGCTGCCCCTGCACACCGATGGATACGGTCGAGCAGCACGGGGTTGTACTTGTAGATACGTCCGGCACGTACCTTGTTCATTGCGTTCTCCGTTCGTTGCATTGGTTGTCACTCAGTCGACCACCGACCACCGCCCCATGACGTTGTCGGCCAGCCACCGCTCCAGCGTCCGCCCCATGACGTTGTCGCCCGACACGTTCGGCGGTCGCAGGTGTGGACACATCCGCCCGACAGGCAGGCAGACGCACCGCCGGATACCCCGGTCGTCGATCACGTCGCCCAGCCTTGGGTTGTCCGGGTTGAACTTATTCGGGATGACCTCGTATGCCTTACCGGCAGTGAAGCAGCGATTGCTCAGGGATGGTGTGATTCTCATTCCGTTCTCCGTTGGTTAAGATGTTCCCCGCCGGTCTCGTGGCGGAATTGGCAGACGCGACGGATTTAGGTTCCGTTGCCGAGAGGCATGCGGGTTCGAGTCCCGCCGAGACCATTGCTCAGTCGGCGCGTTCGGTCCACTGTTCCACCGCTTCGACCGTCGCCCGGCAGAAGTCCACCCATTGACCGTCCCGCTTTTCCTGTAGCACGATCAGGGGTTCCTCGCCGCCGTGCTCGACCGCACCCACCCGCATGATCACGCCGTCACACTTCCGCCGCCGCACGTCGGCACACTTGATCGGGCAGCACGCATCCGCCCAGTCTTTCGCCGTCACCATCATGCGATCCGCCAGCAGCACCTCAGCACGGGCACGCGGCTTCTCCCGCACGCCGTCGACCAGCACCCGGCAGATCACCAGATCACGTTTGCCCGGCTTGAACCGGCACGCGTACTCGTAGGCTTCGGCTTCGGTGCGGCAGCAGTGAAACCCAGACATGAAGGTGAGACCCCGAGACCGTTTGCCCGGATTGCTCACCTGCTTGCGCTCCGCATCCAGCCACGTGTCGATAGGTAGGGTTCGACTACCGCCCAGACCATGGAACAGAGTGCAGGGTTGGCCGTTGCGACGTTCAAAGATTCGGTAGGCTTCCATCGCGTTACTCCAAAAGAAAACCCCCCGGCACGATTGCCGAGGGGCAGGGGTTGTAGTGGTTGTGGTGCGTGTCGGTCAGTGCATGAAGCGCTTGTACCCGTCCCGCACCGCCCGAGCACGCCGCAGGCAGTATTCCCGCTGTTCACCCTCACACAGATCGGCGGCACGATCCCAAGCCTCAGCTTGCGTATCGCAGACGCCCAGCACGTGAGACCCACACCAGCAGAGCACCCATGCGAGATTGACAGGGGAGAACAGGATAGACAGACACGTGTTTGCGATAGTGTGCATGATGAACCTCAGCAGAGAACCCAGACGTAAACCAGAACCGCCAGCTTGCAGATGTTGGGGAATGTCCACATAGGCACCTCAATCCAGCAGATCAGAGACTTCGGTAGTGAAGACGTAGAACGCCTCAGCCGCCCCGTTGTCGACCAACCACCGCTCCAGCATCCGCCCCAGACGCTCCCGCTCCCGCTTCAACATCCGCTTACGTCGCATGATTCACCTCGCATTCTCAGGAAGGGAAAAGCCCGGCAGCATGATTGCCACCGGGCAGGATTGACCGCCGATCAGGCAGCGACAGCCGCAGCGACAGCCGCACCGTCGACCACGAAACCGGACGCATCACCACGGGCATTGCCCTTGTGGCGAAGACCCACGACCACACCACGACCATGCAGGAAGGTCAGGTCGTGCTCGTCGCCGTCGACCACCGGAGCACCAGCGAAAGACGCGGGCAGCGGCTTCGGATGGGCAGCGATACCGCACCCACTGAAGACCACAGCGACATTGCCGCCCTTGGCGAGCACGCCCGCCACGTCATGCCCGTTGTCTTCGCTTCGCGAGAACGTCAGGTGATAGTTGGCAGGCAGCGGACGATTGAACCGCTGGGGAATCTTTGTGTAGTCGTAGAATTGCACGTCAGCGAACCGTGCGAACACTTCGGGAAACTTCACTTCCCAGACAATGTCACTGGTGCCGTTGAGACGCACAGACGGGATCAGGCCCAGCTTGCGGACCTTCGCGACCCACGACGCAAGCTCAGCCATCAGCAGCACACGGAACGCATTCGGGCGCTCGAAGTAGAACCGTGTCCTAGCAATTCGGGCACGTTCTTTTGCCGCCATGTAGACCGGATTGCCAGCAGTATGCAGGCAGGCAGCAGTGCAACCAGCGGAGCGCTTCGGGCAGACCTCATAGCCACTGAGGTTTGCAGGGGCGAAGTGCATGATAGCCGTTGCATACCCGCGCTTTGCCGCCTTGTCGGTCTTCGGATTGCCCGCCACCGTCAGCAGACGATTCACACCATAGCTACGCAGCATCTTGCGAGCAGCGGCGATATTCGCCTTCGTGGCGTCTGTCGTATCCAGATCGGCGACCTTCTCGATATCGGGAATGACGGTAGACAGAACATGCAGAGAAACGATAGCCATGGGGCACCTCACTAGAGAAAGTGTCGGCCGCACCATGCGACCGCAAAGCCCAGCCGATAGTTATTCACCACCGATTGAGTGAGAGAGTGAGTGCTGGTCTATCTACCTACCCAGCGGCGGGAATCTCACCCGCCCGTTACCTAGCGTCAGGACCATGCCAGCATGCCCTTAGCTACATTGACGCCTGTGACTGGTGTCTCGCGACACGTCCTACGTCTGTCGCCCGTATCTATCCGCCGCTTGCTATCGCAGCAGAGTCTCGGATCGTGGCTTGCCTACTCCATGCCATCATTGACCGATTAGCTAGGCTGTTAGGTTGTCAAAGAGCAGCGATCCCTTGCGAACCGCTCGTTGTCGCTCGTTTGTCACTTGCGACGATGAGAATATGTCACACAATCCCGAACAATGCAAATCTGAAAATGAGATTTTTTCAGAAATCGCGTTTTTCCTCAGGAAATCGGCGAAAAAATCTTTTTGGATTGTGTTTGTTGGCTTAGGTGAGAATGAGTAGAGCAGCAGTAGGGCAGCAGTAGAGCAGCAGTCAAACAGTAATAGAAAACAAAAACGCCATATCAAACACAAACAGACAGAATGCGAGCAGATCGGCAGCAGAGCAGATCGGCGAGAATCGGTGTTTGCTAGGGCGGTTTGGGATGTTCGATCCCACGAAAAGCGGCGATTTTCTTAGGAAACCGGCGATTTTGTGTCACAAAGCAGGTGATTTTGTGACAGAGTAGGGCGAACATCGCCCGAACACCGGCCCAGACCCCCTCTGGGGGGAAAGTCAACGCGGCCCACGTCGATATACCCTCTCAAACTTTTACCCAGAATATCCGACCCCCCAGTCAAACAGGGTCAGACCACCGGCCCTTGCCGCGAGCGGAGCGAGGGGCAAGGGGGACCGAGCGAGTCAGGGATCGACTGATGGTAGCAAGCAGTTGACAACCACTCTCGACACCAGTTCATCCGCCGTCTCCCGCCCGTTCCCCACCGCTCTCCAGCCGCCCCACAGGGGCGTTTCCCGGCCCTCAGAGAGCCGTTTCCCTGCTGGGATGACTGCTGGGTCGCCTGAGGATCACAGGCCGTCAGACGGGCTGGAAATCGCTCAGGGAGCCGCCAGATAAACCTGTCCCCTGCGGTCCCCTGAGGTTCATCAGGAAGGCCCGCCAGAGGCCACCAGAGGTGTTCCAAGGGCCGTTTGACCTGGGGGATGACCGGAAGGTCGTCCCAAGGGCAGAAGGGCCTTAGAAGCGCTGGGAGACGGTGTTAGACAGGGTTAGACATTGCCCTCTCCCCTCACCTTCCCCTGAAGTCTGTATCACGTGAGAAGAGACTTGAGGGGAGGGGAAGGGAGAGGGATGTCAGACTCCTGTTCAACAGCGCTAGAAAGCTCACTCCACAGGTCTCCCTATGGAGTGGCTGGGGAGTCAGAAGTTCAACACATGGTATCCCTATGTATAGGGCATGGTAGCAGGTGTATATATATGTTTAACCGGGGTTCCTCTAAGGGTGGGGGTCAATCGAATTAACTGACAGGGGTTTTAAGCCCTCGTTGCCCAAACTTGCCTAAGGTCTCGGTACTTGCTGCCCAGAGCATGCTTCATGAACCTCTTCAGTTCGTCGTCCAGACGCTTCGCCTCAGCGTCAGCCACGGCCTTCTCCACGTCCTGAGCCATGGCCTTCACGAAGTAGCCCACGGCGATTGACAGGGCGTCGAGCCGGTCGTCGTTCATGAGGCTGCCCTTGTCCCGCGTGATGCGGGTCAGCTGGTAGAACAGCTGGTAACGCTGGGCAATCTCGGCAGGGTAGTGCTGGGTCGAGTCGTAGTCCTTCTTGAGCAGGCCACGGTCGACCACCAGTCGATGGCTGGCGAGCACGGGTTCGAGCGTGTCGATGATCCGGCGCTCCTTCTGCTGGCTGTGCCTCACCTCTTCCACCGCACAGGGATGGATCGAGGCCAGCACTGGCTTCAGCAGCTGGGTGAACATGCCGTCGCCGAAGTTCTGTTCGACGATGATCTTCTTCACGTTGAACGTCGCTGCGGCCTCGGCCAACTTCCTGAGGGTCTCAGGCCCATAGCCGTCGTTGAAGCCACCAGCATCTAGCAGGAACAGCTGGGAGTGCAGGATGGCGACGATGGCATACGCCGTCTCGTCCTTGCCCCGGCCCGATGGGTCGATGGCCATGACGCAGCCGGTGTACTTGGAGTAGTTTATGTTGGGCAGATGCACCGCCCGGTACAGCCGGTCGTTCCCGATACCCACGTTGGGTAGATCGTTGATGACGTTCTCGGGCAGGTTGGCCCACACGACCTTGTCGGGGGCGATCTCGCGGTCGAGCGGCGTCACGATCAGGTTGCTCAGCTTCAGCGGGTAGCGATCCACGTCAGACAGGCGGGTGTCGAGCATGAACTGAAGGGCGAACCCTGCACGTCCATAGCTCAACTCACGCTCCATCAGGTCGAGGTCCGTGAAGCGAGTCGGTTCGGTCGACTTCCCGACCAGGGTCGGGTCGGCCTCCAGATCAGCGAGGATGTCCGGGGCCAGTCGGTCACCGTAGTTCTCCCGCTGCTTGGCGTCCGGGTAGCGAACGGGCCAGATGCGGATGGTGTAGCCGCGATCAGGCAGCAGGTTGTAGATGCTCGACTCCGTCTGAGGCGTCCCGAGGTACGTGGTCGCACCGTTGGGCTTCAGGATGGCGTCGAACTCCTTGATGCTCTCGGCCAGCTTCTCCCGCATCATCTGCGTGGCCGAGTTGTTGGGCACCTCCACGTCGTCAGGCACGATCTCATCGGCACGCATGCCGGTGATCTGACCGCCGATGCCTGCGCTCATGACGCTCGGCGACTGGTCAGGCTTGGCCGGTCCAACGTCGAACATCAGCTTGGAGCATCGCTGACCTTCGCGGGGACGCAGGTGGTGCAGCTGGGGGATCAGGTTGATCAGCTGAAGGCAGAAGGTGGTGAAGTTGTCAGCACGCGTCTTGCTCGCAGAGACGACTAGGATCTTCAGCTGAGGGTTGCAGTACAGCCTCCACACCACGTAGGCAGCCGTGATCCACGACTTGCCCACCCCACGGAACGCCATGATGACTTTTCGCCGAGGTCCGGTTTGGAGGTAGTGGGCGATAGCCAGCTGACGAGGCGTGGGGGAGGGCAGGCCGAGGAAGTGCCAGACGAGGATGAGGAAGTTGCGGAAATCGAGCAGGGGGTTCTGTTCGTTCACGCGTTCAGGGCGTTGTCTTCACCGGGCTTGAACGGCATGAGGGCAGCGAGGTCGCCCAGCTTGTTGCCCGGCGAGTCAGGCAGGCACTCGATGTTGTTATCCTTCAGGATCGCCCGAGCGACAGCGAGGTCGGCGGGCTTGGCTTCACCGCTCTGGATGCGGCGGATCAGTTCTTCGAGCGTGATGTCGAAGAGTGCGTTGAGCAGTTCTTCACGCTTCTGCTGAGAGTGGGACATGATTACTTCCAAAGGCGGGTGAGGATGAAGCCGCCAATACCGATGACGGCGTTCACGGCGACGATGATGCCAGTCAGCTTGGAGCGTCCGTGCTCCAGCTTACTGACCCGGTCCTCCAGATCCTCGACGGTCTTCTGCTGAGACGTGAGGAACGTCTGGATGGCGTTGAGTTGGCCCTTCAGTTCTCCGAGCGCCTCGAAGACTTGGGCAATCAGTTGGTCATTCACGGTGGGATGGGGTCACGAGATCTTGATGAGGATGAGTTGGGCGAACTGAGACGAGCCGATGGTCGGAGACGCGGACGCCTGACCGAACGCATTGGTGTTGGGATTGGCAGTGTTACCGATGGTCGCCATACCGATCCAGCTGGGGACCGCGTTCTCGACCAGACCACAAGCCATCAGCATCGCACCGTTGGTGGTGTTCGTCAGGGGACCACGGAAGAACTCAGTGGCGAGGTCGCTGTCTCCGCAGACCTTCAGGGTCGCCATGCCGATGTCCTGAGCGTACTGGAAGCCCAGCACGAACCAGCGGCCCGGCGGAAGCGACAGGACGCCTTCGGAGAAGACCGAGACGCCGGTGCCGCCGCTTTCGAGCAGCGTGTTCATCTTAGACTGCCGCCACACGTTCGCCGTCGGGTAGTCACCGGCGTTGTTCGCCGGGTTACGGGCTTCGATGTAGCGGGCTACCGTGATGTGGTGAACCACGTCGAGCAGGTTGATGCCGCTCAGAGCAGGGAGCGTCGAGTTGGACGGCAGCTGCACGAGGCTGTTCGCGCTCGTACCGGCGTTCAGAAACGCAGCCGAGCCGAGATGCGACCGCTGCACGAGGTCGTTCGGGTTGGTCCCCACGTTCTGGAACGCGGCGGTCCCGAAGTCACCACGCACAGGGATGTCGCCAGCGCCGGTACCCACGTTCTTCCACGCGGCAGAACCGAAGTTCTCCCGCAGCACGAGGGTGCCGGTGGTGGTTCCCACGTCGCGACCAGCGGCGGTACCGAGGCCGAAGTGGAGTTTAAGCTGGGCCACGTCCTTCTTGACCCACGCGTCGTTCTCGATGACGGCCATCTTGCCATTGTCGACGCCGGGGATCGGGACAGGGACAGCGCCGCTTCCGGTCTCCATGTTATCCACGCGAGCCTCCAGAGAATTGAGGTCGCTGTTGACGGCGTTGATCTGACTCTGGAGCAGGGACTCCTTCGAGTTGATCGTGCTGTTGAGCGTGCTGACCTCGTTGGTGATCCGAGTGTTCAGCGTGTTGTCGCCGTTCTGGATGTAGGCGGTCAGATCGTTCACCTCTTGGTCGATCCGGTTGTGGATCGCCGAGTCAGCGCTTGACCGGACGGACGCCTCGTAGCTGATCTGCGTTTGCAGACCGGACGTGGTGTTGTTCAGCGTAAGGATGTCGGCCCTGTTCAGGTCGATGAACGCCTTCATCGGGTCGATCTCGTCCATCACCTCTTGAGCCGCGTGCAGCGGATGCAGGATGGCGTTATCGAGGTCCGACTCGATCAGCGTGCTGCCGTTCGTGAAGTCCACCATCGGTTCCGTCAGTGAGGTGGAACGACGGATCTCCACGACTGCCCCGGCAGCGGGAGCGGGGGTGATGCGAACCTGACCTGGGCTGGGTCTCTCGAAGGGGACGTGCGACCCGTTGACGGTCACGATCAGGGACGCACCGGGTAGCAGGGTGAAGGGATACGTGAAAGTAGTCTGCACACCATTTCCGGTGTACGTGACGCGTGCGTAAGCCATAGGTGGTTGAAGGGGGAAGCGAAGGGGAGGCCCCGGCGATTAACCGAGGCCCCCTTCAGGGTTACTTGGAAAGACGGATGAGGTAGGACGAAGAACGGTTCCCGCGAGCGCGTTCCAGCTGGCGGATCGCGTCTCGAAGATCGGGATACTCACGGAGCAGCTGATGGCGTGCCCGCTCGCGGTACTTCGCCAACTCCTTCTGGATCGCCTTCACACGGGCAGGGTTCTGCGGATCGGGGTCGTCTTGCACCTCAGGGAGACGTTGGTAGCTCTTGGACTTGATCAGCCTTTCGAGCGACTGTGCGAGCGTCTTATGCCCGTAGGTGACTTCACCGATCAGCTGCTGGTAACGGTCGTGGGCGTCTTGCCCCTTCTCGTTCTTGAACAGCTGAAGGTTCACACCGCTCATCGTCTTCGACGGCGGGGCGAATCCGTGGGCCAGCTTGGCGATCTCTTCCTTCACCGGGTCGCTGACGCTCTTCGAGTAACCGAAGGGCGACACCCAGCGGGCACCGACAGTGCCGGCGGAGAACGGAAGCCAGCCCTGCTCGACCGGCACCGCTTCACCGAGGAAGTTCCTTGTGGGCGGTAGGGATTCGGACAGGCCGGGGATCTTCCGGCGAGCAGCGTCCAGCAGGGAGCGGGTCTCACGGAAGTATTCGTCGCCGTTCGCCTGCCCGAAGAAGTTCGGGACGTAGCTGGCGATGCGACTCTCGGCCCACCGCTTCAGGTGACGATCCGGCTGACTCATCGCGTTGATGACTTCAGAGATGCCGGTCAGGTAGGTCTTGTTCGTGAGGTTCTTGGCGAGCGACATGACCATGGCCATGCCGATGCTGTCAGCTTCATCATCCGACATGCGTGCCTGAGCCTCGCCGAAGTCGGCCACCAGACCAAGGATCATGGCGATGGGGTCCATCCGCTTGTAGCTGATGTACTCCTTCGTGCCGTCGTCGTTGGTCACCACGAACGACAACGGACGCCAGCCGGTCGCCATCAGAGCCTTCCGCTCTTCAGGGTTCGACGGGCCGTTGCCAGTGATCTTCCCGGCGGCCACCAGCCCGGTTGCCGCCAAGTAGAACGATGAGCCGATTGCCAGCCGCCCGTAGGCAGCACCACGTTCAGCTGCGGTGCCACGCGTGAACAACTCCTGATACTCCTTCTGGAGGAAGTTCAGGCCGGGCGTGTACTGCACCCAGCGGCGGAAGATGTTCGTGGGCGTGCGGACGAACGGAACGACCAGCCGGGCCATCGGATGTTCCCCGACGAACCGCTGCACCGACCGCCCGACCGTGCCGGGACGCAGCTGCTGGGTGAAGGTGATCTCGCGGGCATACTGAAGGGCAGACGACATCGTCGCCATGCCTTCCCGGTCGAAGCCTCGATCCATGTACTTCGCCACGAACTCAGCCAGCTTCTCGCCCTTGAGACCCTTCGACATGCCAGCCTGCATCGCGTTGTCCCGCAGGGCAGCACGATAGTTCAGCTGCTTGAAGATCTCGTCGGTCGTGGTCATCAGGCGAGACGGCAGACGGACCAGAATACCCAAACCATTGATCGCCTTGGAGAGCAGACCACGGCCTTCGGAGTGGATCGCGTGCTGCACGACTTCCCTGCCAAGTTCGTCAGTCGCCTTGGCTGCGAGGTCGAGCACGCCTCGCTCCTTGATGAACGCATTCCACACCGCACCCGTCGAGGTCGTCTTATCGCCCATCCTGTTGGCAATGCCGATCAGGTTGAACATATCGAACGCCTCGGAGATGAGACCGGCGTAGAGACGGAAGCCACTCTGGATGGCTTCCTTGTTGAGCGACAGCGTGCCGCCGACGATCCGCTCTGCGGGCATCAGGATGGATTGCATCATGCCCGACAGCACGTTGGTCGCCTGCGTCCGCATGCCGCTCAGGATCGAGTTGATCCAGACCTCGTTGTGGATCGAGAGAGCCCTCTTCAGACCCTTCTCGGTCGTGTGGTCGAGCATGTGGAAGATCTTCGTGAGAACCTTGGGGTCGCCCTCACTGGCCTTCATCACCTGCCGCACGCGGAGGCGAGCCTCGTCTCCGTGCATACCGTTGACCACGTCCTTCAGGTTGTTGTACAGACGCTCAGCGGTGGTACCCATCGACCTGTGGGCCACGTTGCCAATCTGGGTGGTGCGTGCAGCGCTCTTCTGGACGATGTTCTCGCCACTGATCAGCTGCACGAACCGCTGCGTCAGTACGTCTTCCTGTTGAGTCAGCAGGTCGAGGTTCGCCCCCGGCCTGTCCTGTGCCTTGATGACCTTCGACAGAGCTTCGGCCAAGGTGTCCATGTAGTAGTTCATGGCCAGAAGCATGCGGGGCATCTTCTCAGCCGACACCTTCAGTTCCTCGACCTCCTTGAAGAAGGGCATGGGGTTCTCGATACCCTTCTCCGCAAGCTCCTTCGCGAGGCGTTCGGTCACCTTGTTGGACAGGACGCCGCCGCTCTCGGTCCACAGCTTGTCGTCGATGGCCTTGTAGATCTCGTAGATCGTGCCCTGCATGTCGTCAGACCCGAGGATCTTTGACGGGTTGACGGTGGTCTTCAGGGAGTTGTAGACAGCCGCATCGAGCGACTCACCGCTGGCAAGGCGGGAGCGGACCTGCTTGGCGATAGTCTCGCGGGCGGCGTCATCCAGCTTGAAGCTGGACTCGGCACCCGTCCGCTCGACGGTCAGCTGCACCAGATCGTCGTTGTTCAGTTCGACCTTGAGGTTCCCGGCTTCATCCAGCTGGTCGCCCAGTGCCTTGCCGATGGCCTCATCGGCCTGCTTCACGGCTTCCTCGTAGGCAATCTGGTCACCGCTCTTGACGGCAGCCTTCATGCCCTTGAAGCCACGGACGGCAGCGACCATCACGTCGGTCACTGCACCCAGACCCAAGCCTTCAATCGCGTTCTTCAGTCGTCCCTCGACCCAGCTGTCGTTTTCGTCGGCAGCCAGATACTCGGTGATGGGGTTTTGAAGATCGGGGAACTGCTGGATGAAGTTCGACAGCCGTTCCTCATGCTCTTGGAACGCAGTGAAGTCAGCGACCGCACCACGGATCATTCCCTGAGCGATGAGGCCCGCCTTGCCGTACTTCGCGGCGAGCGCGCCCAGCTTCGCGACCCTGCCGACGATTCCGCCGGGGATGAGGAAGCCAAGGGCGAACTGGGTGACACCATCGGTCAGACCGCCGAGCCACGTCTTGGTCTCGATCTTGGTCTCCCAGAAGGTGTCGTCTTCAACCAAGTCGAAGCCGACAGCCTCGCCGATGGAGTCGACGAGACTGCCGATGCTCTTGACGAAGCCTTCGCCGCCAGCGAGCAGACCACGACCAATGTCCGACACGTAGTCGAGGAACCCAAAGTCTTCCTCGGGCCGCTCTTCGACCGGGCCCTGCGGGTCGGCCTCTCCGGACCGCTTCGTCCGCACAGGCTTGGGCGACATCTGGCGGGCAAGGGCCTGCCTCTGTTGCTCTTCAGCCAGACGAAGGCCCTCTTGAAAGACATCATCATTCAACATTTCGGATTTCCTTGATTAGGGTGATCTGTGCCGCCACCAGCTGGGGCAGCTGTGCATCGGTGAGGCCAAGGGTCTTGGCGACTTCCTCAGCACGCAGCTTCAGGTCCAACTCGTTGGCGAACATCGGGACAGACTTCCACGCGTTGCGTCCCATCTCCTTCACTTCCTCAGCCGTGTAGCCGAGGTGCCGACGTAGCTGGAGATATAGCTCCGCTTCGTTGGCCGCTTGGAACAACGCCTCGCGTGCGTCCATTCGCGGGTTACCCCGCCAGTCGACGGTGGTCTCTCCCTTGTTGATCAGGTCAGCAATGACCTCCATGTGGCGGATAGCGGCCTCGGCATTGGGCTTCATGTACTGAAGCCGGGCCATCAGCTGGTTGTAGCGGGCGATCTCGGTACGCTGCGCGAACTCCCGTTCGTTCTGCACGTCCTTCACGCCCCAGCGCTTGTACATCCTGTCCGCCACGACAGGCTTCTCCGGCACGGTGCTGTAGTCACGGTAGTAGTGACGGTGATTCAGCAGTCCGGTCAGTTCATCGTGGAAGCCCATGCCCAGCCGGACATACTCCCGGTTCCAGCGGTCGCGGATGTTACCGGCGGTGGGTTCGTCCGGGGCATAGAACTTCGGGATCTCACGGGTGAACATGCTGTCAGTCTTCTGGAACGCCGCCTTCACCTTGTCAGCCACGTCGTTAGACACGAGACGGTTGACCACGGGATCAGGCGAGATGACCATCACTTCTCTGACCTTCTTCACCGGGACGCTCGCCTTGGGGGCGGGGGCCTTCGGTGCGTTCGGGTCGGCGGGGGTGGTGACGGGAGCTTCGGTGGGTTGATCTTCCTCAGCAGCGATCTCTTCGACGACCGGGACGATGCCCGCGTCGATTCGCTCCTGCCGGGAAGCCTTGCGGCCTTCCTGAAGCTGCTCCGAGGTGACCAGCGTGTGCTGGCGAGAGATGACATCCATCATCTGCTCTTCCATCTCGTAGCGCTTGATCGGATCGGCTTCCATGTACTCAGGAAGCTCTTTCAGCTTCGCCAGTTCGTTCGTGAGTTGGAAGTTGATCTGATCCCACTCGTTCCGCTTCACTTCATCCCTGAGGATCTCCCGGCTGTCCTGCACGGGCAGGTCTTCGGCCAGCTGCCGCTGCTGCTCGGAGATGATGAACCGCTGGAGCATCCGGTCTCGGGGAGACGACAGACCGGCCAGCGTGTCTTCGCCGCTCAGGGCGGTCTTGAGAAGCCAGTTGCCGACAGCGTCAGCCGTCTTTCGATCCAGCAGCCCACGGTTGGTCGCATCCACGAACCAGCCGTAGTCCAACGTGCCTGACGAAGCACGCTCCATCAGTTCACGCATGGTGTCGGTCGAGGTGATGGAGGCGTACTTCTTCGCGTAGTCCACGCTCTGAAGCATCTTCAACACGCGTTCCGCTTCGGATGCACCGTTGAGTGCCAGCAGGACGCCCTTGATGCGATCCACTTCATCCCAGTTCTGGGTGTCGACCGCCTGCCCCAGCTGGACCAGGGCCTCGTCACGATTCCTTCGGATCTCGACGCCACGAGCCTGCTGCTCGATGGACAGAGCGTTCTGAATCATCCGCCGGACGTTCTCACCGACAGCGGGACTCAGCTGGTCAAGCTCTGCGAAGTCGACGTAGCGGCTGAGCGGAAGGGGGAAGCCGTGCTCGTCCTTCTCACCGGACGCGGCACGACGCTCCAAGATGCGATCATAGAACGCACGTGCCTCGCGATGAGCGAGAATGCGTTCCTCGTTCTCTTCGTTGTTCATCCGCTGCATGCGGAGCGTCTCAACCTGCTGATCAAGCTGAGACAGGCGCTGCCTCACAGCGGGGATGTCGGCCAGCTTGCCGCCCGGCGTTTTCACGTCGGACAGCAGCTGTCGAGCGATGTTGCTGTTGCCGTTCTCCAAGGCGACGGAAGTGACGGCGTTGATCATCAGGTCGTTGACCTGCGACCAACTCATGGTCTTCGCAGCCTCATCGGCGATGGTCTTCAGCTTCGCCCGGTACTGCTCGACCGCCTCAATCGCCTTGGCGTTGTCGGGATGGCTGGCGTCCATCGACGCTTCCACCGTTTCGGAATCGAGGTCCACCACGGCGTTAGCGAAGTTCGTGGACAGGGACAGATGACGTTCCTGCACCCGCTGCTCCGAGCGGAGAGCGATGTGACGCTGAACGGTCTTCTGCGTTGCGTCATCGAAGATCGGGGCCATCGCCTCGACCTCGACCACGTCCCGATTCTCCAGAGCCTTGTCGAACCGCTCGCGGAAGAACTTCTCGACCGCCTCGGGATCGTTGCTGTGGAGAAGGTCGGAGTCGGAGAACTCAGTGCGGACGCGATTCACGATGTCCACAGCATCGTTGCGGGCGATCTCCTGATTGATCGCGAGCATGTACCAAGGGTTGTCCTGCTCCTTGATCTCTCCGCGCTTCACCGCTTCCTTGAAGCCCTGCTGGTTCTTCAGCCGGGCGGCATCCGCTCGGGCACGGCGAGTAGCCTCTTCGACCATGTGGCCCATGCGGCGGTTCGCCACCTGCTGAAGCTCGGGCCGGATGGCTGCGAGCGACTGGGCCAGTTGGATAAGGCTTCTGCCTGCGTTCCTCTGCCGCACGTCGGGGCGGGAGAACGTGTCGACCGGGGTGGCGACGGGTCGAATCGCCGCCACGCCCAAGTCCTGCTGCACTTCTACTCGTTGCTTTGCCATTGATGTTCCTAGTTAGAAGAGACGCGACAGCGGCACGCTCCGGTCCCCATTCGCGTAGATGCCCTTGCGGTTCCAATACTGGTGGATGTCGTAGGCCGAGTACGCCTGAGCACCGATCTGAAGAGCCGTACCGATGATCGACGGCATCTGGACGGGGCCGGGGGTTGCGGACGCGATGCGAGACTTCGCTTCAGCCTGCATGCCGAACATCTGCTCGGTCGCCTGAAGCTCGGTCCAGTCGTAGTTCTGGTCGATGTTGAACGCGTTCTGGGCCTGCTGTCGCTCGAAGTCGGCCAGCAGCATGTCCACGGTGTTACCGGAGATGCCCGCCTCGCCAGCAGCGGTGACCAGTCGGCCCTTCGCCTGCTTGGCGGTGATGGCGTTGTGCTGCTGCTGCTGGGACGAGGACGCGTGCTCCTGATTGAGACGGTTCTGCATCTGTCCCGTCGACCGCTTGTAGCTGGCCGCTGCGGACTTGGCCGTCTCGGTGTACATGCGGTTCTGATACTTCTGCTGGGCCGCAGCCGCCTGCGACTGGCCGATGTAGTTCAGCGGGGTGCTGCCAATCGCCAGAGCGCCCAGAGCGGCGGTTGACGTGGCGGCAGAGCCAATCGCACTGGCTGCACCTACAGCTGCGGAGATGAGGCACATGGTTTAATCCTCTTGAATGTGGACGAACTCATAGAAGAGATGCCCGTTGATGATCTGTTCGTTGATGAAGGTGACCCCCATCCACT